CTTAAGGAAATAAAAACTACAGTCTTTACTTACACTTAAATTATTCTCTGGTATATAATTATATACTTACGTCTTTCCGACAACCAGATTTATTTTATTTGAAATTGAAGCCTAACTCTCGTTAAACTCCGCCAAAAAATGTCATACATTAATTGGAATTCGACTGTGAACCGTGCAGTCCGCCAGTCTTGGCTTCCTGATCATAATCTTTATACTTTTATTAGAGATCTTGAACAGGTTCAGTTTGCCCTTCAAACTGAAAGGACTAATGGTTTAGCAATTTTATCTAAATTGCAATTAGGACCTATTAAAGTAGGTTCTAAAACACAGTTTCCTGATGATGAATTCTATGTTAAATATGATGCATGTGACTACCCTTCCTTGTTTAGGCAAGTTAGGGGAGCCTTAAATTACAAACCTCCTGAAAATGCATTCATGATTAACACAGAAAGTGGTCGCTCTGCGGTTAATGACAGCCACAAATCATCCAAAGGAAAATCCTCAAATTCCGAAGACAGAGATGACAACGATGCTTCTAAAATTAAAGATCTTGATGAGAGGTCTAAATTTGAAAAAGCTATGGTTTCATACTTTGCTGCTTTACAGAAAATCAGAGATAATTTTGAAAATCAATGTGCCATATTTGATCGTGCAACCTTTGAATCTCATTACAACCTTAAGTGGAGCGGAGACATGAGTTGACCACACTCGGGCTTCTCTATCAAATATCTTCTCTCCAAAAGCAGGATGCATGATAAAACCTTTACGAATCTCTATTATTACGCCGAAAACCCTTATGTTGTCCATTGCTCAATTCGTTTGAACGTAGCTACTAAAATCCAAGACATTGATAATTCTTTTGTTTTTGATAAAACAAAAGAATATATATATTTCTTTTTAGAATATGAATTTGAACTTGGCAGGTTTGATAGATTGTGTTTCAGAACTTATAATGATACTTCAGTAAACACTACCGAGTGGTATAGAACCATTCGATCACCTGAATCAGACGAAATGAACAACACCCATGATAGTGAAGAAGAGATTCAAATGGTAGATATACCAAGTCATTTATGAACTATATCATAAACTAGTAATCCCTCTAGACACAAAAGGGAAGTTTTTCATTAGGTTGAAACTCATTTTTAATATTGATTATGATTTTAAAGTAGATAAATCAAAATCCTTTTATGTTTTAAAGTATTAAAACACACGAGTAAGCCACGTGTAAATGGCAACTTTAGTAGCGTTTCCAATAATTGGAAAGCCGGTACTTAGAATCTTCCTCTCCTAAGAAGTAAAAATGGAGCACTCTTTTCTTAGTTTTTATGACACTAAAACTTTGTTTTGACGTACAATGTGTACAACCTAATTATCTAATTATTAGGTCCCATTGCCAATAATCAATGTATACGGTTTTTCTGTTTTTCCAGGCACAGTAAACAGTTTGATGATTTTATATCAACCCCTACAGATTTAACTATTTGACTACTGATCAGCTTCACGCAGATTTAACCATGACATTATGAATTTTCAGACTGTCTTCAGGTCTCCCGGTTACTATAAATTTTGGCAAATCGATAATTCCGGTGGAAAATATTTCATTGAAATATTTTTCAATCATCCAAAACCCATTCTTGGTAAAAGAAAAGTGAGGGAAGAAATTTTCTCACCTGATTTTATTAGGAGAATCCAGCAGAAAGATAACTCTCCTACTGAGGAGGTCAGTTTCTTTGATATCATGGTTTGTGGTGATATCGAGGAAAATCCTGGCCCCATTAGTGTTGAGAATATCTTCACCAATGGACATTTAAATGGTTATCAAATCTCGACAATCTCTAACGGCCAATTGATCCGTTCTATTAGACGTAATCGGTCTCAGACTGTTTCGTATATTAGGAAGGTTCTTTTGGAAATCCATTTCCCGAAGTGTTCTTTATTACCAAATGATATTTGTTATTGGCTTGCCAGTAAAATTTATCTATGTAAAGACCATCCAGAGGCATGCTCTTGTATATTTGATCTTTATGATCTTATTAATGAAATACTTGGAATGCCAAAGGAAATAACACTTTTTGACCATGCGATCACCTCCCGCAAATCCCTCTGGTCATTCACTTCGTTACTCCGAACAAAATTACCAAGAGAGGTCCAACTCCTTATTGGTGATGTACTGTTTGATCAATACCAACATCAAAGGCTTTTATTAGCTGGAGATGTTGAAGAAAATCCTGGTCCTCAATTGGATTTTACTTTTATCTCGTTTTATTAGGGAGTTTTGTGTGCAAAAATTCCTTTTTAATTAATTTATTCCTCCCCCTTTTAAATTTTGGTCGCTTCTTCTTGATTAACCCCTTTATTAGATTTAATTATTTTCTAGATTTTTTAGATTTATGGCTAGCATTTTATATCCTTTCTTTTTTTGGATATCAATATGCGAAAAATGGGCGTTCCCCCATGCTCTATTTCTATAAAATCTGTGATAAATTGGTCCAACTAAACTGGTCATTATTCTTTTCCGAGACCGTAAAAACTCTTATGAATAATGAACAGTTTATTTATTCCAATTTTGATTTTATTCTTTCTTTCACCCTTTTTATAATTATTTTTGTTTTTAAAAAAATTCTTTTCTTTAAAATGTGGAAGGTTTTGGCTTTCCGTATTTTTTTTTATATTATTTCTTTTAATTTTAATTTTATTTTATATTTTTTACTTTTCTTCATTTTAAATTATTTTGGTATTTTTAAAAAATTTGGTTTAGTTCATTTTTTAAATTATTTATTTTCAATGTTGTTATTTGGTTTTATTTCTCACAATGTTGATCTTATCGTAGAGCTATACTGTCTTGTTGAAAGAGTAAAGCTTGAAAATTCGGTCTCATTGTTTTATTTTATTTTTAATTTTATTTATTATTTAATCTCTTATTTACTTATAAAACAAAAAATCACAAAAAAACAAAAATATATTTTAATGAAATTCGTAATGATGACCTTAAATTTTAAGAAATTACCGAAAGGTAGCTTCTTTTCTTCTAAGGGACCGTATCCTTTCTTGTTCAAATTAGAAGAATATGATGATTATTTTCAATTACCATCAATTCCATTGGATCTACTTGATCAAGAAAAACGTATTAGATGGACACTGGCTGAGATGGAAAAAATTTTTGGAAAGCAAGGAGAAATCCAAGCTGCACCATTAACTTTAACCTTCTCAAAAGATAACCCCAACATAATTCTCCCTCTCAAAATCGACTCAACTTCAATAAACAGATTGTATACCACGACCTTTCAATCTGGCCATCAATCATACCCAATAGTTCCATCAAAAGAATATCAGAAACTCTCCGATGAATATAATAGGATGATGGAACTGAATAATTTAAAGTCTATTGATGCACCAACTGCCCAATGGACCGGTAATAATTATTCGACTGAAAGGGTATTATGCTCAACATCGCGATATGGGCAACCTGAGTTTGATTTTGAAAATTATGATTCAGAAAAAATGTTAGAGACAATGTCACGTATTTACCAACCAATGCTTGATAATTCTCGTCTAACACACCCCAAAAAATTTTTCCGAAAGTGGAAACTTGGTTTATCATCTGGCTTCGGTTCTCTCAAGAATGGAAGATATCAGAAACGACGTGCAATGTTTTCAAAAATACCACGTTCTGGTATCACAGATTTTGCTAAGTTTTTATGCTCAAACCTGGATAAGATAGCTGCTATCCCCCATACCTTTGGGAAGATGGAGTATTTATTTGGTGATAAATGGAAGAAATTGCGCTCAATCATAGGTGCGCCCTTTTTTACCTACTTTACCAACCAAATTTTTGCTTATGAGCCGGATCATCGGTTCACTTACAATAATACACCAGCGCAAGTTGGTCGTCCATTAACAGGTTTTGGTTTGTTACCCTTGTTTAGACGATACATACAATACCCCTATGTATTTGGTCTTGACATGTCCGCTTTCGATTCAACCTTCAACCACCAAGTGATGGAATCAGTTGCTGCACTCCGAGAGTGGGGCTACCGTAACCATTCACAATATGATGAAATCTCAAAATTAATAAGATTATCCTATAAGCAAAACTACTCCGACCCACTTTTTTCTGGATCTACTGGTGAGATTCTTGAAAAAGTGCGTGGTAATGCTACGGGTGCTGTTTCAACATCCCAAACAAATTGTTTGGCCCTTGGAATTATTTTGTCCCAATTTTTCCATGAAACAACTGGACTCGGTTATGATAAATTTTTCGAATTATATGATTTATCAAATTATGGCGATGATAATATCTTAGGTTGCAGACCGCAAGGTCACCACACAACCGAAGAACTCAGAAATACCATTTATGATATTGTACAATTATGCTCTACTAAATATAATGGTACAATTTTCCTTAAGATCGAATCTGAAGGATCAATCTTTGATTGTGAATTCTTGTCGAAATCAATTTTTAAGTTAAACGACGATGAATCAAATAAATTAAGCACTCACTTTGGTAAATACTATTCTTATGGTGTTCGCCATAATTATAATAAGATCGTTCAAAAATTTGATAAATTTAAGAAATCTAAGCCACAAGAAACAGACTTCATCCAAAAATTTGCTGCATACAAATTGATGTCTGTACATTACCCTGATCTATTTGCCACAATAGATCAATTATTTAATAATTATGTCAAAGAAAACCCAAAATGCATTAAGAATCCCCATTACAAAATTGCCGCTTCAACTTATGATCAAATATTAATTAAATTTTATGAACCATTATCTAAACATTATGCTAAAGTTATGGCTACTGAGTTCGAGGAGATGGGTGAAGAAACTGATAATAAAGTTTCTATACCAATTTCTGAGACAATTATGGGTTTTTTAAAACAATTATATAACAATTTAAGCCCTATGATTTTAGACTTGACCTGTGATTTGGAGAGTAATATTTTAATGAAGCATTTGCTTAAATATTACAATCAGGATATTTCCAACTATGTCCAACAAATCGCTGAGAAATCAAGTATGACTCCTGATGAAACTATTAAGCTTCTTCAGAGAAATAACCTTCCCCTTTTTAATAATTATGAACATTCGCCAAACCATTCATTTTTCTCATACATAGATCATATATTAATGATGGTTGTTTTTAATTATAAAGGAATCACTAATTTCCTTAAATACAAACTTCCTTTTGATCCCGTGTCACTTTTCTTCGACTTTGTAAATCGAATGAATAGTGGGATCTCATTTTGTTCAGGGGTAACCATGAACAATATTTCTTCTTTTGTTAAGTTTGACACGACTAACAATTTTTACTTATTATTTTTATTATTTTTAATTATTATCAGAAAACATTTTATTTTTAATCATTTTTCATTTAATATAAATATTCCCGTAATTAATATTGAGAAGTACATTATACAGATCTTCAACAATATTAAACAGTATTTCTTCTCCCTCGATAGCTGCAAAAGAAATAATACAGCTTATCAAACGAAATATGAGGAAGTGCTTAATGAACTTAATTTGTCCGAAAAAACTTTATTCCACGCACCAACTGGGTGGGGTAAGTCTACACATTTCTTAGTAGCTTTGCAAAAGGCTCTTAATAAGCGTGTAGTTGTTATTGTTCCCCGTGCAATTCTTGCTGAGTCTATACCTAAGTATCTTAGGTCTCAGTATGATATTGAAATTGGTCAGTGGTCCTATGGATCCACTAATGTGACCGGTGACATTATCTTCAGTACCCCAGACTCCTTTCTTTTACGTAGTAAAGGTAAAGAGTTTGTGATCCTGGATGAAGCACACATTAATGAGCCTCAATATAGGTTCATAAAAGAGAATCAAATTCCTGATATGTATTTCACAGCCACTCCTTCTGATGACATACAATATCAAAATCATTATACTGTTCCTGGCGCCACTCCATTTGAAATTGAGCAAACAGATCGTCAAGCCTTAAATTTTGATCATTATGTTGCTGCTTGTTTCAATAGCGTCATAAATAATTCTTTTTCGAAAATCCTTATCTATGTCCCAACAATAGAAAAAGGTACAATTCTTGCTTCTAGATTAAGTAAGCGTGGTATAAAAAGCCAGCTTCTTAATTCTGAAAATAAAATTGTTAATGAAAATTCCCGTGTTTTTATATCCACATCAGTCGCAGATGCTGGATTAACCATACCTTCCGTAGACCTTGTAATATCCTCAGATCTTGATGTTCATGTCACAGAACAAAAACCATATTTTTTCCGTCTCTCTCAACAAACAATCGTTCAACGTAAAGGAAGAACTGGTCGCACATGTAACGGCCGTTTCTACTTTTACAAAATCCAATCGGTGCCTTTCCATGGATCTCAACACTGGCATCCAGTTGAAGAGATGGTTGCATGCTCTTTTGCTGCAACAAATTCAAATTTTTCTAATGAGTTTTATACTAAGTATGAAACTGAAGTCTTTGAATTTTTTGGTAAGGAAGTTATAGCTCTTAATGATATAACCACCACGTTTTCTGGAAAGCAACTCGGGACTGCTTTCTCATCTAATGATGCCGGTGACGGCCCCGTAATGAATATAATTTTCGCTTTCTGGTTTGCATCCTTAGTTCCAAAAGTGCCAGGCTTAGTTATGTTAATAAGCACGGTGCTTGGACTTTTAGATGGATTATTGATTAACTTAATCTATACTAAATTGTCTCAATATGAAACTTTGGGAACATTTTTATTTAATTTTTCTCTTAAGAAAGCCGAATTAATGGAATGGTTAGCTCATGAAGGATTTATTTATATCTCCTTGCTATTCACTGCGTGTTGCTTATTTAATAGATATGGCACCATGCTTCCATTTATGACGGCTTTTCTTAACTTCCTTAAAAGGCACCCTACCATTGCAAAATGGTACATTAGGTTTTATGTTATCTTTGTGTTGTTGGCCCCAGTTGCATTAATGTTTATAACATTCATGACCGCTTTCCAATATTGGTTGATAACTGGTATGGTTTTTGGTTTTGAAACCTATGAAAATTTTGATATGTACAGAGCCGTTTTAAATGCTCAGTACATTTCACATAAAAATCACTATGAACTTGACATCTATTTTGACAACTATGTTGTTCTTGCAAGTTACACTGATGGTAAACCATCTTTGATAACTTTAGATGTTAATTCATTTCTTTTTAAAATTTTCAAGATCTTTAACAGATCTGTTATTTACTACGATGACGCTGATTATTCTGACTTATGCCCCAAAGCTAAGGAAGAATTACATAAATACATTGATAATTTTAATTACCTAAAACATTATCAGAAACTCATAAGTGATATCTGATCTTGTTTAATAATATATGATTTTAAGTGGAGTCATAGCCACTTACGATTATTATTATTGTTTTGTTTTTACTGCCTAGATATAATATACTAAGGAC